GCAAGCGCCGATCCTTCCTGCGGACCTTTGAGCCTTAGCGGCCCTGGCGTCACCGGCAACTTGCCCGTCGGCAATCTGAACGGCGGCACGAACGCGTCCGCGTCCACGTTCTGGCGTGGTGACGCAACATGGTCCTCGCTTCCGCTCGTGATGATTTCCGGGGGCGGAACGTCTAATGATACTTCTGTCGTTCAAGCCGCGTTCAACGCGTGCAACACGCTAGGCGGTTGCAATCTGATTTGTTCCGGCGGTGTGACGTACACCATTGACACGATCACTGTCTACAGCAACACGACAATTTCTGGTAACGGGTGTCTGTACAAAGCCCGCACGCTTGGGCAGCCGACATTTAGCCTGGTCGGCGTTAGCCAGGTTGTTTTTAACGGTGTTCGCATTCAGGGCACCATTACCGCAACAACCGGCTTGGCGGCTCCTACCGGCAATGACAACGGTATCAGTATCAAGGGCAATTCGTCCTATGTGTGGGTGAAAAATTCGTACATTACCGGGTTTGCGTTCTTCCCGGTGTATTTCGAGCAGTCCACGCATATTTACATTGACGGTAATTCGTTCCCGTACAACGCGCTAGGTCCGCGTTGCCGGGGTTCGTCGTTCTTCTCTATGAGCGACAACGATATATACCAAACGAACATGTACACGAATACGCCGACGGCCAGCCAGTTCTCAACTGGCCCGGCACTCGACAGCACAGACGGCCACACCTTCGGCATCTGTCACGACGGCCATATCGACCGTAACACCATCACGAATTTTCCGTACTCCCAGGGCATCCTCGTGCACGCGGGTACGGACATCACCGCCAATAACAACATTCTCAAAAACGTCTCAATTGGCGTAAGTTTCAACCCGTTCAACTCGACAGACCAAATCAGTCTGTACAGTGCTATCGGGAACGTAATGGACGGCACAACGGCAACGTCGCTTCCGACCAGTTCGGACGCGGGCATTGTCGTACAGGGTTGCGGCAGCACGCCGGTTATTTCGAATGGCATAATCAGCGGCAACGTTATTCACGCTTTCAACCGCGTGTCCCAAGACGTGGGACTTGGCGGTATCGTCATCGGCTGTACATCGTCAACGACAGTGACAGCGAACACCATTCAAGGCACGCAGGCTAACGGTATCGTGCTGGCTGGTGCAGAAAAGGCGATCATTCTCGGGTCAAATAACATTGACACGATCATAGCCGCCGGCACTACGCAGAACGGTATCCTTGTCAACCTCTCGGGCGTTGAAGGTGCGTTCTCTGCTAACCTGATGCGTACAATAAGCGGCGCAACAGGCGCGGGCATTCGGTATAAAACCGGCATTACAACTACAAATATCACGGCAAGCAACACCGTTTGCATCAGTGTTACAACGTGTTCGGTGGGGCCATGACGTTTTACAGTACAGTCATCCGTAATTCGAAAGCCTACCGCAGCGACGCCGTTTGCAAAGACGTGGGGTTGCTGGAGCCGGGTACGCGATCGGCCGTGCTTGCGTTGATCGCGGACGCTAAAGCGCAAGGCATAGACTTGCGGTTGCTGGAGACCTACCGCAGTCAGACGCGGCAAAGTGCGTTATTCATGCGTCACGCAACGCAACTGCGTACGGTAGGTTGTCACGGTTACGGCGTCGCGGTTGACTTCGGCGTGTTTATCAAAGGCGTGTACCAAGGCAGCGCCAAGCCGTACAATTTCCTGCGTGACATGGCGCGAAAACACGGCCTTATCTCGGGCATTGATTGGGGGCACCTCAAATCCGGCAGCTTCGTTGACAGCGGGCACGTTCAGCGCGTTCCGGTGTGGCGACAAGACGCGTTGTTTAGCGGAGCGTGGTATCCGGCTGAAACGGGTTATGACCCGTACGCGGACAGTGTTGCGAACCAGCATACGGACGTGGTGTTGAAAATCTAACCTTTGTGATTAGTTCCGACGTAAGCGTTGCCTGAACGTTCGCCATCGTCGGAATGGTCGTTTTTTCCGTCAAACTCGTTCAGGTCTTTTTCGAACTCCGCAAGGTCTGACATATGGCCGTCCAAGGCGACGTGCTTTTTCATAAACACGTCTTCGCGGCGGCGGTGGACCTCTTTTGTCCGGCCAATCAGCTTGTCCACGTCGCGTTCCACGGCAATCTCAAGCCCGGCTATGGCGTCGTTGGCTTTGGATAGTTTGTCGGCAAGGCGTCCCATTCTAAGCATCCTGGCGGCCCGTACGCGGGCGCGTAGTTGGTCTATGGTCAGAATGTAGGGCGGAAGCCCCGGCGGTCTGATTATGACGCTAATCCCGGTAGCCGCGGCTTTGGAGGGCATCGTCTGGAGGTTCCCACGGCCACCGGGTACGCGATACCACGTCATGACGTATGACAGAACTTGCCCCAATGTCAAGGCGGTGTTACAAGGTTCGCACCGTCAACAACTACATAAGGGGGCTCTATGCTCAAGACTTTCCTGACCCTGTTCGCGAAGCCGCTCGGGGCCGCCATCAATAACGCGCTTGCCGTGGCATCGGCTTCCGTGGTCGCTTGGAGCGTCACGAAGGGCGCGGACGCAGGGGTTGTCACGCCGATCGCAGCGGGCGTTGTCAACGTCATTTCCTTGACCATTGCCGCCTTGGCGGCGACGCAGGGCGTGCAAATCCCCATCATCAACGCCGACACGAAGAACGGCGCTCGTGTTGTCGCGGCCGCCGATGCCAAGGCCGCCGGCATCCCGCCGCTGGACCCGAACGATAACCGTTAATGATCGCGGGGGCTGTCCGTGAACTTTCCGTGGGCTGCCCCCGTCGCACCGTCCAAAGACGAACTCCGCGCCAAGCTGCGCGATTTTGATTATTACCGCGAACATTTTTTACGGATACGGCCCCGCGAGGGCGGCGAACGCGTTCCGTTTGTTTTGAATACCGCACAGCGTACGTTGCACGCCCGAATTGAGGAAGAACGCAAGACCTTCGGGATGGTCCGCGCCCTCATCCCAAAAGCCCGGCGAATGGGCGTCAGTACGTACATTGGCGGCAGGTATTTTCATCAGACAGCTACGCGGTTCGGACGACGTGCCCAAGTTGTGGCACACCGTGGCGACAGCGCTGCGAACCTGCACCGTGAAATCAAAGAATTTTCCAACGCACTCCCGCCGGCAATCCGGCCGTCTGTCGGCGCGACGAACTCTTACGAGTTGATTTTTGACAAGTTGAAATCGCTGTACAAAGTTGCGTCTGCGGACGGTGGCGACATCGGACGCTCGGATGATTTTCATTTGCTGCACCTGTCCGAAGCGGCGTTTTTTGACAACACGGAAGACCTTTCGTCCGGCCTGTTGCAAACTGTACAGAATTTGCCTGGCACCGAAATTGCGATGGAAAGCACGGGCAACGGGCAGTCCGGCATGTTTCACGGAATGTGCGAGGAAGCCCACCGACAGCAGAACAAAGGCCCTTGGCGCATTCACTTCCTGCCTTGGTCCCTCATGCCAGAGTATCGCGGGGCTGTGCCGATCGGATGGCAAGCGCCGAAGGACTTCGAAGATTACGCGCGGCTGCACAGCTTGGACCGGGAGCAACTGTATTGGTTCTGGTTGCAAAACTACACCATCGCGTCAATGAACGGCGGTCAGCCCGAGACAATTCACCGGCTGACGCGGCAAGAGTACCCGGCCATTTATAGCGAATGTTTCATGGCTGATAGCACGTTAGATTTCTTTCCGGCGTCTGTCGTTGCGGCGTCAATGGTGCGGCAGCCGCTGCCAACCGTCGGCGCGTTGAAGTTGCTTTGCATTGACGCTGCCGGCGACGGCCAAGACAAGCCGTTTGTTGCGGACCGTCAAGGCGCTGCGATCGGGGCTAGGGTATGGGGCGAACTAACTAGTCGCGACGCCAACGTGGCATCTGATTGGCTCGTGCAGACGTTTAAGCGTTTCGACATGGACGCTATGTTAGTCGATTGTACGGGCGGCTACGGTCGCGATATTGTCGCCGGTTGCAAGTTACGCATGAAAGGAACCGGGCCGGAAAAGGTTGTGCCCGTTGTGTTCAGCTACGGAGCTAACAACGAAGTGCAATACGGCAACCGCCGTGCCGAGCTACACGACAAATTGCAACGCTGGTGGAATGGCCCGGCCTACGTTCCGAACGATAAGCTGCTACAAGAGGAAGCTGCCGCGTACAAGTGGGGCGTTGGCGGCTGTCGTCGCGATGAAAAGTCCCGGCTGTTCATGACGAAAAAGGAAGTCATACGGAAGACCCTTGGACGTTCGCCGGATCGGCTGGACGTGTGTGCAATTTCAATGGCTTTGGACGCATAATATGGCAGTTCTAAAACTGACGCCGCATAAAAAGGAAGACGCGCAGTCCGTGTCAGATTTTCTTCGCGGTATCGCAAATAAAATTGACGCCGGGGACGAAATAGCAACTGGTGCAATTCTCATTATTTACGAACGAAACGGCAGCGAATTTCGTACGGCGGTACGTAAGTGTAACTTGGATTTTCTACAAGAGATTGGGTTGCTACAGACAGCAATATTTGATGTGCAAAATTGCGCCGTCGAAGACTAGTTATCGTTCAACACCACAACGGCCGTAACTTCTGCCGTTCCTAGCAAAGTTTCACCATCACGCTGCCGCAGAAGTTTTACGACGCGTTCGCGCTCGGCTTCCGTAATTGGACGGTCTGACTTGATTTGTATTTCGCCTATTTTGACTGCGTACTTAGGCATGCGTGCGTCTCCGTTCGTGTGTTGACTTGTACGACTGTTTAAGGTATGACAAGCCCCGATGGCAACAATTTAAACTCGGGAGTTGATATGGAAGGAATTGACAGCACAGTGCAGGCGGAAACCGATCGTAACGACGGTGTGAAGCCCGCCAAGGCCAAACGACCGAAGTCGAAGAAACCGGCCGCCAAAAAGGCAAAGCCCAAGACGAAGAAAAAGCCGGTGAAAAAGGTGAAGAAACCTGCGAAGCGACGGCCGAAAGCTAAGACCAGCAAACCGAAGCGGAAGCCTGGGGCGAAGCCGAAGCCATCCAATGTCGTCCGCAGTGAGCGTCTCGACATGCGCCTGACGAAGGCGGAAAAGGCCAAGGTATCGGCCAAGGCTAAGAAACTGCGGCGGACTGTGACCAGCATTGTTATCGAGGCAATCGAGAAGTTGAAGTAATCGTTTGGCAGTGCAGCCCGACAAAAAGCCCCCGGTTTGTAGCCGGGGGCTTTTCATTCGCAAGTGTGGTGGCTTCCGCAGCCTAGAACTTCAATCGAGCCGTGGCAAGGTACGCGTCTTGGAACGGCTGCACCGCCGAGCCACCCACGAGCATGCCGGCCGCACCGTGCTTCCATTCGATCGACGTGTCCAGCATCATGCCGTTACTCAAGCGGTTCAGAAGGCCGACGCCGGCACCGTAGGAAAACAGCCACGCTTTGCCATAGGAGGCCCCGAGCGTGGCCGACACATCATCCTGATAAAGCGCTGCGAATACGTACGGGTTGGAAGGCCCGAGCGTTGCGCCGTTCATAAGCGGAATGCTCGGGAACGACACGGAGCTAAGACCGGGCACAGCGGCCAAGACGGAGGCCCACGTTGATTGCGGCACGCCGATGCCAAGCCGTTCCTCAAAGTTGACTGACGACAGCACAGACAGGGCCGGGCTTGCACCGTTCAGGGCTTGCGCGGAAACGGAGGCTTCCGCAAACCAGAACGTGTCCCCGATCGTGCCAGTGTAACCGCCGTCTAGCCCGAACCGGCCGCCGACAACCGTACCGCCTTGCGCTCCAGTGGCTGTCGCCGTGCCGCCGATACCGGACGCTGATACGCCCCAAAACCACCCGGAGCCCGTTGGATAGGTCAGGTACGCCGGGGCCTTCGTCGGCAGTGGAATGTCAGCGGCCTTAACCGGCGACGCGATAAAGGCCACGGCGAACGCCGCAGCCAGCAATGCACGTTTCAACATGTAGCACCCCTTGTGTTAACCGTGCGGGCTATCCGTACGGCATGGACTTCGACTTCTTCGGCGGGTTTTTCGCGTACGCCAAATCTGCCTTGGCGTCATGAATGCGAGCCCGCGCATGCAGTGTGTTCGCCATCTTGCGGTGGTCGTCCGCACTCATAGCATGCTTGGGCTTGCCTTTACCGGAGCCGCCGCCTGATTTCTTAGCCATGTTGCCCTCTCGCTACACTCGGATACGCCAGCCCGCGCCGCTGAACTGCCCCGCTGTCCCGGCTTGCGCGTCCACCTTCGCAGCGTATTTGCTATCGAAGGTCTTATTGCTCGGGTCCATGCCGGCGTACAGACTTTGCAACTGCAAACGCTGACGTTTGCGGATATGCTCGCCAACGGCTTTCGGGCGCGCGCACAGAATAGGGCGGAACGCCTTGCCGTCTTTGTCCGTACCGGCGACAAGATCGCGGAACAGTTCAGCCAGTTTCGGGTCCGTGACTTCGCGGAAACCCTTGTTGTGCGCGTCCGCGATTTCACCGGGAATGCTGTTGATGATGCGAAATTCCCATCCGGGGAACTGTTCTTTATTCGGGATGAACAGCTTCAACGGCCGGTCAAGCACAAGTTGCTTGATAATCGCGTCAACGTCCTGGGGTTCGGAGAACGGCGACGCGTTCGCCATGGCGTTGCCGGCTTCGGTCGCAGCCGGAATTTCGCCCGGCGGGTTCGGAATGAGGTTTGGCGACAGGCCGAAGTCAGCGCCGCCTGGGAACGGTGAATTGTCAGCCATGGCTATTTCTTTCCTTTGTTGCGCTGTTGCTGCGCATAGTGACTTTCCAGCGCTTTTTTAATGAAGTTTTCGCGCTGTTCTTTCGGAGCCGAAGACGGAACGAATTTATCCGCTTGCCGTTTGATGTCGGCTTGTATGGCTGTCGGCGCGTCGGACAGCTTCGTCCACGGGCCGTTGCTGCCACGGGCTCCGCGTACGTTGTTATCGCCTTCGCCGGGACCGTCGGTGCGCTTGGGTGGTTTCTTCTGCGGAGCGGCCTTCCCGCCGTCGGTCCCGTTATCGTCGTCAGCGTCTGTACCGGCGTCGTCATCAGACCCGTTATCGTCATCGGACGCTGCGGCTGCACCGCCGGCCGGTTTAAATTCGTCGTCCACGGCCTTGATAACGGCGTCTGCAAACGCTTGAGCCGTGGCGTATTTCTTCGGGTCCATGCTCTTGCCGAACTCGACCGCTTTCGCGGACTTACGCGGGTCCGTGCCGAACCACTCTTGTTTGTCCAGCACGGCGCGAATATCGGCGTCCGTGAATGGCGGCGGCTTGGGAGCCGTACTCACAGCCAGCTTGGCGATGTCTTCCGCAATCTTCGTTGCGGCGGCCGTGTCCCCGTCGGTAACGGCTTTATCAAGTTGCGCCTGCAAACCGCTGCGGGCTTGCTCTTTCATCATCACGTTAAGGTCGGTCATTGGCCTGTCCAGTTATTGTTTCGGGAATGTGATGCGTTCACGCACGCCTTGCATATCGTCCGTCTTAACCGGCGGGGCGGCGGGAACGGTCGGTTCGGGCTGTGCGCTCTCCCACTCCAGCGTGTCCGGGTCCGGCATCTTGTCGGCCGGGATCAGCCCAATTACGTCATTGAAGCTGGAGACGTAGCGCCAGCCCTTCGTTGCCATCAACTGGCCGCCTTGAACCATCGTTCCGGCAAACGGGCGGATGATAACCCAGTCTCCAATTTTTACGTCCTGCCGTGTCAGGCCGCCTTCGCCGTCTTTGTAGTGGAAGGCAAGCGGCCCCATAGCAACGATGCGACCGGCCATGACGTTGTGCTGCAAAAGGTCACGCGTAACGTCCGGCGTCAGGATATTGCCGATCTTGCTCGGCGGGTTCGGAATACGGATAATCACCATGTCCCGCGTAGGCTGTACGTATTCATGCGGAATTTGGAAGCTGTGTACGCCGATGCCGCTCATTTGCCGTTCGATCCTTTCAGTGTTTCGTCAATATGTCGTTTCAACTCGTCTGCGGGAAGCGCTAGCATGCGTTCCAACTCATTGAAGGCCGCTGCCCGCCCCTGCCGGATTGGTTCCACCAGGCCCCCCGACAGGAATGTTTCCACCGCCGGGCGTTGCTTGTGGCGCAGGTAGGCCCTGAGCATTTGCGTCTGCGGGCTGTGCAGCCATTCCGTTAACGTCGTTTCCGGCATTGCCCGCGTTCTCCATTAGCATCTGTACGGCTTGTTCAAGCTGCGCCATCTGCAACAACATCGCGCGATTGTCAAGCATGCCGCCGCTTGCGTCAACCATGTTCTTAAGCGCCTGCGTGAGTTGTACAGCAACAGCGCCGGTCGCTTTCATATTCTCTGTGCGCTGTTTTAGCATGTCAATCATGCCGCGCATTTTCTCGTTAGGCGTGGCTTGCGGTGTAGGTGGCGAGCCTAAAAGCAGTTCTGGATTGGGGAGCCGCAGCGTACGGTAAAGCCGCATGCGGGTTTCTTTCCAGTTGGACATGGGGTCTTTCATCAACTCCATGTAAATACTGGCGAGCGCACTGCGCTGCATTTCGGTCGCAAGTTGCGGGTCGGCCGTAACGGCGATGCCGGATGCGTCAATTGACTTCGCGGCGTCCGGCAGCACGTCGTACGCATTTGCCATCTGCACGAACATGCGAAACTCTTGCGTCATGGACGACACAAGACGCCGGTGCACAGCGGATTGAACCTGCGTTCCGGTGTCAATGATGCCCTTCGCCATTGTGGCAGTCATTGATGCGGGAGCGTTCTCCAGAAGGTTCAACGTTCCGGCCAGTCGGTCGCCCAATGTCATGATTTTTTCAAGTGCCGCGACGGAGCCCGGAGAAACCTGCTTTGCCGGGAACATCTGAAAGCGATTTGCGAGCGGAGCACCGTCCGTGTTCAGTGTAGCGATGCGGTTATTTTTGACTTCGATCTTGTCCGGCAACCCGAAGCCGCCGCCGGCTAGTACGCCGCCGTTTTCGCTTTCGGTTTTCGCAGTGTCCACGATCGCAGCAAGCAAGATGTCCGCTGAACTTTCTGTACGGTCCAGTAATTTTCCGAACCCCATCGGAAAGAAACCGCCTTTCGGGTCGGGCAGAAAGCGGTACGGATAGAAACGGCGAATTGGGTTGAAGAACAGCGCTTCGTCGGTGTTCACCACAGTTTTAGCAGACCAGCGCGGACGGACGCGCACGACCTCTGGAAAATCATCACGTGCGATAACGAAGGTCCACGGTTCGTCTATGCCGTCGCCGTCAAGATCAAGCCACGCGTCCAACTCGTAAAATTTCTTCGGGGCCTGCGGGTCGTTATCATGATAGACAGGTTCATAATCCACCCACTTGCCGCGTTCTATGGAACGCTCAATTTCGTATGGGTATCGTTCGAATTGATGGGTGACGCGTGGTGCGCGTTCAATAGACCGTACGTTGCTGTTAATGATAACTTCCGTACAAGTCAGAAAATGCGAATGAAAAACCTTGTCGTCATCGTCAAAATCGCGCTTGCGCCACGACAGGCCAGTGACGGCCATATGCACCACAAGCGGGTCGGTGTCTAAAGTCCAGTTAGGGTCTTTCGTACGGAGTTGACTGGACACCCACGACGCCAACGGCTCGGCTCCAGTCTCGCTTGCGTGTGCAAGATCAGGCTCGCCTAGAATTGCGTCGGTTGCGCGTGCCGCGAATTGAATAACCGCTGTGAGCGTCATTTCAGTTGACGGCGGCGGTTCGTCGGTGGACCCGTCTTGCTCGCTCAACTGCGGCGTGGACTTGCCCCGATCGCTCTCGACTTCGTCCAGGTAGCCCTTGGCTTTTCCGAGCCAGTCCGACATGGACCGTTCGTCCACGCCGATCAGTTCGATCAAGTCGATTGCGAGCCGTCGCCGTTCGTCAACGCTAAGTTTTTCAGCCAGATTGCCGAAAGTTTGGGGCTTGTTGAGGTCTAGCTCTAGAGCGGGAAGTTCGCGCATGGTGCCCCTTGTATGACAAACGCTGGTGTATGACAAGGCCCTACTATACCGTATTTTGACAAAATCCGCAGCGTCGTGCTATCTATGAGCGCACTCGCATTTGCCGGCCTGCACAGCGCCGGGGCAACACAGGGGTTACTCGCATGCAGGTTATCGACCGCAGCTTACAGCCGTCTCAATACTGGCCGGGTCTGTACGCACTGTTCGGCATGGATTACGAACGGCTCGCACCGATCTATCCGAATTTCTTCGACACGAAGCCGTCCGAAAAGGCGTTCGAAGAGTTCATGACGGAGCGCGCCGGTCTCGGCCTCGCTGTACAGCAGCCGGAACTTGAGCCGGTTCAGTTTGACGTTCCGAACGAAGGCTACCGTACGCAGGTCACGCACGCGTCGTACGGCCTGGCGGTCGCGATCTCCCGCGAAGCGAAGGACGACAATCTTTATGAAGATGTCGGTTCGCGCATGATGAAAGAACTGGCGTTCTCCGCGCGTCAAACCGAAGAATATATCGCGCACGCACCGCTCCAAGTCGCGACCGATCCTGTCAACGGCAACCGTGCTGACGGCGTTCCGCTGATTTCCGCCAACCATCCGACGGCCAGCGGCGTGCAGAGCAACCAGCTTGTTTCGGCCAACGTGTCCGAACTCGCATTCGAAAACGCAGTTATCCAGATTTCGTACACGCGCAACGGTCGTGGTTTCATCATCAACGTACTGCCCAAGCGTGTCATCCTGTCGCCGGAAAGCGGTCCCGAGACGCGGCGTATTCTCGGTTCGCCGTTGCAGTGGAATGCGCAGACGAACAACATCAACGTCTTGCGGTCTACCGGCGCGCTTCCCGAAGTTGTCGAGACGCCGTACCTCGTGGACAAGGATAACTATTTCATCCAGACTTCCGAACAAGACAAAGACAACGGCCAGGGCTTCACGTTTTGGGAGCGTTCGGCAGTCGAAACCCGCGAAGACAGCAACTGGAGCAATCAGGCTTCCTTGCTGGCGTTGTGGTTCCGCTGCGCGGCTTCCATCGTCGATTTCCGCGTCGTTTACGGTTCGGCCGGCGCAGACGCGGCGTAACGCTTTCCTGAGGGGTTTCCTCCCTGACTTGGGGCCGCTTGTTTACGCAGGCGGCCCTTTTTGATACGGTTCGCCATGGTGTCAACGAACCACACGCCAAAACCTCAATTTGGCACTGCCGAGCTATGGGGCGCGTGTTCACGTTGCAACGCGCGTGTACGCTATTCCACGCTGCGACGGGAGCGACTTACCGGGTTGCTTGTTTGCACGCCCGCCTCAGGGCGCGGGACGCGGTGGTGTTGGGACCCGTGGCCGGAAGTGTACGACTTCCAAGCGTTTCCCGATAAGTCTATCGAGCCCCCGGCCGAACCGCTCCCGCTGCGTTACAATCTTGATGCCATATGGGGCAACGGCCCATCGCACGGGACTACGGAAACTTTCGCGAACGCTCCTGCACCGGCTCCCGACGATGCTACGCGTTTGCAAAACTTACTCACGTCGGTTCCGTCGTACACCATGCTAGGGCAGTCAGCCGCGTTCCGTGGACCAGACGCGCCGCTTTCCGCAAAGATCGCGAACCTGACCACGATCGTACCGCAAAATTACGACGGCACATTTGTGCCGTCTAGCTCTGTGCGTACGGTTACGCCGCCAAATGCAAATGAAGAACTGTTGAACGTGAACCGTACGGACAAAGATTTGCCGGACGATGCAATTTGGTCGCCACCATGGGCAGCCGTAAAAGGGGTTTAGGAATGCGCGCACTCTGCATTACGGTTTTTGCCGTCGCGTCGGCGGCGCTGTTTTTTGGCGCTTTGAGTTTCACAGCGTCGGTCTTGGCGCTTTACATGAAAGTCCATTCATGACGACGGCTGCTGACATCATCACGAACGCGTTGCATCTGTTCGGCATCCTTGACCAAACAGAAACTCCGCAACCTGCGGACATCGCAAACAACGTTGCGGTGCTGAACAATCTTCTGCGCAACGAGCAAGCGGACGGCGCATGCCAGTATTTTATCAAGCGTGAATACGTACAACTGCCGCCGGGCATCAACCAGGAAATTTACTCGTTTTCAATAGGCACGGCGAGCCCGAGCTATCTTTTACAGAAGGACGCCGTAGCCGTACGCGCTATCTGGTTGAATGACATCAACCTGACGGTAAACCGAGAAACGCGCATGGCCCCGATCGCGGATTGCGTCAGGACGACATACCCTGGCATTATCACGAAATGG